TAGAATTATCACTATCTATGCCAGAACTCATGGCAACTCTAGAGGTAAGTAGAGAATTGGATTATGCAGAAAAGAAATTTATGGCTGCTATTCAAGGCGTTGATTTAGATGCAGAATCTGGAAATGGCAAGGGGCAGCAAGAGTGGGAAGACATGAAAGCAAGAGTATTTAGTAAAGGTCAAACAAGTGATTCAAATGATATTTTATCATTTCAAGGACCTAAAGCCCAAAAAGCAGGGTTTGGTATTGGAATGGGATTAGACTACGAAAATTTAACATAACAAGCGTTTTATGCTATAATTGAGTTAACCTATATAGGAGGAACAATGGCAACAACAGTACATGAGGGCACAGAACTAACTCTTATGGATGGGTCAAAGATTAAGGTACGTCCACTTAAAATCTCTTTGCTTCGTCCATTTATGAAGAAGTTCGAACAGGTAGCAGGGGTGGCAGAAGATAACGAGAAGTCAATGACTCTTCTTATTGAATGTGTACAAATTGCAATGGAGCAGTACAACCCAGACTTGTCTACAGACATCAACAAACTAGAGGAGATCCTAGATCTTCCAACAGTTTACAAGGTTATTGAAGCCGCTTCTGGAGTTAAATTAACAGACGCAAATACTCTTTTAAATACAGTACTTGCAAATAACTAATACTTAAAAGAGGTGTAAATGAATGGCTGATGTAAATGCTAATATTGGCGTACATATTGATACGTCAGCGGCACTGGCAGAACTTAAAAACTTACAGCGTCAATTAGCCAACTTCCATTCATCTGTAGCAAAGAATAGTGCGGCTTCAGCGGCAGCACAAAAAAATCTACAGACTAACCTTTTAAACGCTATCAATGCCACGGGCAAATTCTCTGCCCAGATGGGATTGGTAAGAACTTCAACGGAGTCGTTTACTCACGCACTGGAGAAAAATAAACTCTCTATGCGTGAGTATTTCCGTTATGCAGGCGGATCTACTAAGACATTCGGAAAGTTATTTAGACAAGAATTTGACACAATTGGCAAGGTAGCCGAAGAACGTGTCAAGAAGATGCAGACCCAATACATTAAGATGGGTCGTGACGCATCTGGTGCTATGAAGGCAATGGCAATCACACCAAGAACATTGGACATGAATGACTATGCCACAAAGACAGCCTTAGCAGCACAGAAGCAAGCATTATTTAATCAACTAGTAAAACAGGGCTCTACCAACCTTCTAAACTTTGGTAAAAATACACAGTGGGCTGGTCGCCAGTTAATGGTTGGCTTTACTGTACCACTTGCATATTTTGGTACTGCAGCAGCAAAAACATTTATGGATCTTGAAGCACAGGCTATTAAGTTTAAACGTGTTTATGGTGACATGTTTACCACAACAGATGAAACAAATAAAGCATTGTCTGATATTCAACAAATTGCTGAACAATTTACAAAGTATGGCGTTGCTGTTTCACAAACAATGGAAATGGCTGCACAGGCAGCGGCAATGGGTAAAACAGGTGCCGACCTTACTGCACAGGTAGCAGAAGCAACCAGACTTGCAGTTCTTGGTGGAGTAGAACAAACACAAGCATTAGAAACAACTATATCAATTACAAATGCTTTTGGTGTAGCGTCAGAAGATTTAGCAAAAAAGATTAACTTCCTTAACGCAGTTGAAAACCAGACAGTTGTATCTATTGAAGATCTAACAATTGCAATTCCAAAGGCTGGACCAGTTATTCAGCAACTTGGTGGAGATGTAGAAGATCTAGCATTCTTCCTTACAGCAATGAAGGAAGGTGGTATCAATGCATCCGAAGGCGCTAACGCACTTAAGTCTGGTTTAGCATCACTTATTAACCCAACCAAAAAAGCATCAGATATGCTTGCAGGGTTTGGAATTAATATTAAAGCAATTGTTGAAGGAAATCAAGGCAACGTAAGACAAACAGTTATCGACTTTTCAAGAGCATTAGATACACTTGATCCACTTAATCGTGCTCGTGCTATCGAACAATTATTTGGTAAGTTTCAATTTTCACGTCTTTCTACATTATTCCAAAATGTAACCAAAGATGGAACACAGGCTAGCAAGGTTTTACAACTTGCTGGAGCATCTGTTGAACAACTTGCAATCTTATCGGAACGAGAATTAAAAACAGTAGAAAATGCTGTTGGAGTACAGTTTAAGTCAGCAGTAGAAGAACTTAAACTAGCAATTGCACCAATTGGAAAAACATTCTTAGAAGCAGTTACCCCAATTGTTAGAGTTATTGGAGACATTCTTGATAAGTTTAATAACCTTGGAGATGGAACAAAGAAGTTTATTGTAATTGCCTCTACTCTTGTTGGTATTATTGGTCCAACACTTTTGATGACTTTTGGTCTTCTTGCTAACGGTGTAGCAAATATTATTAAATTATTCCTTGCTCTTCGTGGTGGATTTTTAAGACTTGGCGGAAACACCAAGATTCTTGCAGAACAAACTAACTATATGAATGCAGAACAAATGGAATCTGCAACCGTTGCTGCATCTCTTAATCAAGCACACACAAGACTTACACAATCATTTACAGCAGAAACATCTGCAGTTAGATTGCTTCGCCAAGCATATATCGATGCTACAGTAGCAGCAGCAAATTTTGCTAGAGCAAATCCAGGAATGATGATGCCAGGAAGAAAGGGTGCCACTCCAAAGAAATTTGCTAGAGGAGCAACCTATGTTCCAGGAACAGGAAATAAAGATAACGTACCAGCAGTATTGATGCCTGGAGAAGCGGTAATTCCAACAGATGTAGCGCAAGATCCAAGATTTCAACCAATCATTGATGCAATGGTTAGTGGAAAACTACAGGCATTCGATGACGGCACTGGTAATGCTCAGCCATTTGCTAATTCTCCAAAGTTCCAACCAAAAATTGATTTAGGTGGACCTTCAGCATCTGCTGCTAGAAGTAGCGGTAGTTACAGTAGAACGCACCAATTAATCATGGATAGAATGAATAGTGCACAAGTCACCCCAGATGGCAATGTTACTTTTGGTGGAAAAACATATAACACAACAAGCCAAAAGGTTGCTCTTGGTCTTAAAAATAAAATTGATCAACTTGTTTCAAATGGATATACAAAAGAAAAAATTGTTAGCGCTTTAGATAGAAACGTTGAACGTGGTCGTCCGATGACTGCTTCACAACTTGATAGAAGGTTGTCTGTTGGCAGAGGTGCATCTACTGGAACATCTGCTCCATCATCAATTAGAAATCTTGCAAAACAATCTCAATCAGGGTTTATGTCAGAAACTCGTGCTATTAAAGAATCATTAAGTAGACAAGGTGTTGTCTTAACACCAGCACAAGAAAAGAATTTATTTAATGTTCAGGCATCTCATATTGAAGAAGTAAGAAATGCTGGAGTAAAAGAATGGAAGGCTAACAACCTTGTTGCAGATCTTGGATATGTAAATAACTATTTAAATACTGTTAAGGGTAAACTTGGTCAGAATTTACTCGGTATGTCTGATGAACAACTTAAGTCAATGGGAATTGATAGAAATGAACTTAAGAAGTTACAGTCTGGAACACATCCAACAAATGCTAGAGCAGCAGAAACATTACGTGCTGTTGCTAGATATGATGCATCGATTAATCCTAATTCTTACCAAGCAAAGGCTGTTCTTGCTGGTTTAGAATATCGCTCAAAGAGTAATTTTTATTCACAACCAATGAAGACTTTAGCAGACATAACTCCTACAAAGAAAGCAAGAACTAAAACTGGTGTTGTTGATGGTCAAACTGGAAGAGCAAAGCCAACATCTGTTAGTGTAGTTGGTGGAGGAATTGGAGATAGACGACAGGTTGCTGTTGGCAAGGGAGAAACAGTCCTTAATAAAAAAACAACAAGTGCAATCCGTGGTGGTCGTACAGCATTTATTCCAGGTCTTGGAAAAATTAGAATTGCTGGTGCAGAGCAAGGTATTCCAACAGGACAAAAAACTGGAAGTACCACAGTTGGAGCGGTATCACAATCAGCACAACTATCTCGTGCACAGTTAATAGCAGCAACAGAAAAGATAAGTTTAAAGGAAGCCAAGCGTAGGATAGCAGCAGAAGGAAGACTTGCTAATGCTATGGATGACACAACCAAGGCTCAGATGACAACAAAAGAAAAGTTAACACAGTTTAGTTCAAAGGCAGGCGTTGGTATTGGAGCCATGAGTGGTTTGACTATTGCGGCTTCATTTGCTGGTGGTCAAGTTGGAGAGATGGCACAAAAGATTATGCCATTTGTTTTTGGCTTACAAGGTATCACAATGCTTCTTCCTATGCTTGCAAACCCTTGGGTGGCAGCAATTGCAGCCATTGCTGTTGTAGGTGGAGTATTTATAAAGATGGCTAAAGATGTTGAAAATGCTAGAAAGGCTGGAGTTGATCTTGCTAAGTCTATGAACATGACATCTGAAAAACTTCAAAGTCTTGCAGAAACAACTGGAACAGTAAGTGCTACAGAAGAAGCAAATAGAAAACGTCAAAACACTTTAACTGGAGAAGATGCAGTACAAAGAAAGTTTGGTCAAAACATTCTTGGCAGCGATTTTGGTAAAGGTCTATTGGCGGACATTGAGAAGCAAGCAGAATCTGGGCAGGGAATTCAACAAATTGGAATGAATATTTCTAACAGTCTTGCATATGCAATTGTTCAAGGAATTATAACCACAGACCAAGCAAGAAGTATTGCATCAGCATTAGGCGAAGAACTAAAGAGTTATGAAATACCAGCAATTGTTAGCGGAAGACTAACAACACTTCTTGGACCAAATGGTGAAAATCTTGCAACCGATCCACTAAAAATTACCCTTGCTATTCAAGAAGAGTCAATGACTAGACAGGCTGATTTCTTTAAAACTGCCCTTGAACAATCAGTCAGCACTGCAACATTTACAAATGTAGGTCAAGTTATTGGTGGAGGAATTCTTGCAGCCGCTGGAGGTTTGACTGCATTAGGTACAGGGTTTACTGGAGTAGGAGCAGCAGCAGGAGTTGCTATGACTGCCGCAGGAGCAAAGAGTGTTCAGTCTGGTTTATCTGATCAAAATCAACGTAGAGAAGTAAATGCAAACCTTGGAGCAGCAGCACTACAACTTGGACTAGAACAAGTAACAATGAACAATGGTCTTGTTGATTCTCTTAATAAACAATATGATATTAAAGTTAAAATGGCTAAAACAGATGCTGAAATTAAGACAATTGAAGAACAAAGAAAAACAGCGCTAGATACTCTTAATGCTAAAAATGCAGAAGCCCTAAATCTACTTATTGCACAAAAAGATGCATTTGGTCCAAAAATATTTACAAAGGGAATCAATGCTGCAATAGATACTCTCTATAAAGACGGACCAATGAAAGTTTTTGCTGATGAAGCAAAGAAGGCATTAGACAGTATTGGAAATGCAGACTTTAAAGCAATGTTACAAGTTCAATTTGCTAGCGGATCACTTGATCCAGTAACTATAACAAAACTTGCAAACAATGAAAATCTTGAAAGTAAGTTTACGCTTCTTGTTGAATCACAAGGTAGTGAGAATGCAAATCTAGTAATGCAACTACTTATGAAGGCTGGAGTAACAGATACTAACCTTCCAATCTTTATGGATATCTTAAATAAAGATCCTAAGAATTTTGACAAGAACATGAAGGCTATTGCAACTCTTGCTAATATGCAACAAAAGTATGGTATCACTATTGATGTTAATGATGATGGAGCAACACAAATAAAAGAAGTTGTTGCAATAACTGAAAAATTAGCAGGCATAACTGAAGCAGAATTAACCAAAGAAGCATTTCTTAATTTAGGCATTACAGGAGACATGACATCTGCAGAGTTTGATAAACTTTGGACAACTTTGGTAGGAACAGCAAAAACAATTAACAAGAGTGTGGTAGTTGACTTTGTTGCTGCTGGAGATAAAAATGTTTTATCTGCTTATCTTGCTTCACAGGGAATTACTCAACTTAAGGGTAGAGGGGCTGCATCACAAAGAAAAGCATATATGGATGCAGCAAAGGCTGATCTTGTTGGAAGACAAGGTAAGTTAGATCCAGGTAAAATTCCAGGTGGCACAGGTGGAACAGGTGGAGATACAGGCTCAAGAGATACAACACTAGACGATATTTTAAATAGACTAAAGATGGTTCGTAAAGCATCAATTAATGCTACTGGTGGAATTAGTGAATTGCTTAGAGTTACTAAGGGTAATGGCTTAACTCAATTTGGTGGAGTTATGCAAAACCTTATGAATCAGTCACCAGGAAATATGAATAGAGAGTTCCTTGACTTTATTAATCAAATGGATGATAAAACACGTAAGACATATTTAACTATTAAAAATGGTAAGGCAATTCTTACTAATCAAGGTAAGGCTCTTAAAGAAGCATTTGATGAGGCTGTTATTGGAGAGTATCAACTTACACAGTCACAAACCGTAGACTCTACAAAGGCTCAGTGGAATGCATTTATGAAATTAAAGGCTGCTGGTGTTGATGCTGCACATGCAATTGAAATGGTTGCGGATGCTGAACTTGCAGTAGCAATAAATGGAAAAGATATTAGTTCTGAAGAATTAAAGAAAATGGCTACTGATGCTAAGGCTGCTGCAAAAGCAGTTAAAGACTTGCAACAGGACCTTAACATGCAAACAAGAGAAGGTCAATTCCAGGTATTCCAAGAATCGTTTAATGCTGCAAATGATTACTTTGATGCACAGGAAGCACTTGTTGAGCAGGAAAGAAATGCTGCTCCAGCATATAAAGCATTAACTAAAGAAATAGATGCTCAGACTGCTGCCATTGATGCAGCAGAGGCAGTCATAAGTGATTATCAAGATAAAATTGGAAACCTTCAGTATGATCTTGAATATAATACTATTTATGGAGGCAGGGTTATTGACAACCTAAATGCCCAAGTTGATGTATTAAATAGAACTGCTGATATTAATTTTGATAGACCACTTGCAAACTTAAGCGATGAATCTAATATTCTTTCAAATACTCTAGGACTTATTGATAGAGCAGAAGAAAGCATTAATAAAAAATATGATGCTCAAGAAGAAGCACTTTCAAAAATTTCACAACTTAACTCAGAGATTGCAGCACAAGAAAAACAAAGACTCACACTTGCCGACGCATTGAGTCAAGGAGATATTGCTGCTGCTGCTTCTGCTGCTCAAGAAATGAGAGCAACCGCTGCAGAGGCTGCTTCACGCAGATCATCTGGAACACTTGCCGCCGCAAGAGAATCAGAAGTTGGTGCGGTATCAGTTAGCGGAATGACAAGAGTTCAAATTGAAGAACGTCAATTCCAGATAGGTCAAAGAACTTTTGCATTAGAGCAACAACGTCAAGTAATTGAAGCACAGATTCTTGCAATACAAGATCAAGTTTATGCTAAAGAACTTCTTCGTGAACCAATAAACAAGAAGATTAGAGATTATCAATTTGACATAGATAAGAAACAGCGTGAATCATTAGTTCCTGCACAACAGGCTCTTGAAAAGGCAACTCTTGCTAGAGATCAATATGAAAAACAAACTGCTGCACTTATTAAGACCATTACGTATCAAGGTCAAACAAAAGAACAATGGGTAATTATTAATACAGAGTTAGTTGCTGTAGAATCTAAACTGAAGGCTGTTGAAGCAGAAACAAGCAAATCTGCTAAAAATACAAAAGCAATTCTTGATTCCTGGCAGGCACTCAAGAGTAAAACTATTACTCTTACAGAAAATGTAAACAGAATTATTACAACAACAAATATTGTTAATACTGTATATACAACTAGTGGAAGCAAGCCTACAGGTAAAATGTATGGTGGAAAAGTTCTGCCAATGAACTACGGAGGAATGGTTCCTAAGTATATGGCTTCAGGTGGATCAGTTGGGTCTGATACAGTCCCAGCCATGCTAACACCTGGAGAATTTGTAATGAATAGGGCTGCAACTAAACAATTTGGTCCAATGCTTAACGACATTAATAATTCTAAATTCCCTTCAATGATTAAAGACATGAGTCCAGCAGTCTATTCATCTAATAATTCATCATTAATCACACCAACTATAACTTCTGTAGCAACAACGGTTTCAGACAGTTCTACCACCATGTATAATTATAATATTGGAATTACCGTTCCACAATCAAATGCAAGTTCTAACGATATTGCTAGAGCAGTAATGGGTCAGATTAAGTATATTGATTCACAAAGAATTAGGGGACAAAAATAGTGGCAACTTCAGCATATTTAACAGGTCGTCGTAGGTATCAGCGACCCCAGGCTCTACTTTGGTCTGAGAACGCTGGAACTCTATCAAATGGAGTTTATGTACCAACAGGCTATGAAATAGGCGTAGATGCCCCAGAGGGGGCTGATGAAGCCCTTCTAGACCAGTTCTTAATACTTTCTGACCACAATCGAGGGGAACTTCAATTTAAACAAAATAGAATTGAACAACGTCAAAGAACTATTAATGGCAGAATGAGATCTTATCATATTGCAGATAAACTAAGTATGTCTTTATCTTGGAACTTATTGCCATCTAGAGGGTTTTTCCTCCCAGCAGATTTTAATCCAACAACTGGTGCATCCCCATATAAAAATGTTTCTGGTCAAGAATATACAGCAGATGGTGGTGCAGGTGGAGTAGAGTTATTGGATTGGTATGAGAATCATAAGGGTTCATTCTGGATGTTTTTATCTTATGACAAGTATAATAATTTTGGTAAAGACAGTGCTGCTTATGGTCACTTAGCACAATACAATCAAATTATGGAAGTTTATTTTTCTGATTTTAATTATACTGTTGTAAAACGTGGTGGTGGTAACCATGATCTTTGGAATATTTCGGTAACGCTGGAAGAGGTCTAAAGTGTTTGTAAATGAAGCGCTAAAGACACACCTAGAAACATCTTCAACTGTTAGACTGCAGTCACTAGTTTTGGCTGAGTGGAATATGAATATGCCAGACAACATTTATAAACTTGGAAACTATAGATATAGACCAATAGATACTTCATCTCAATATTTTACCTTACCCAATGACTTTGATCAACTCGATACTGGAAATTATTTTACTGGGGCAACCGATGCCGATGTTGTAATTGATGGTGGTTTTACAAATGCAAATGTTCCACAACTTTTTACATCTACTAAAGATAAAATGAAAATGATATATTCTTTAGAAGATTGCTTAAAACCATTTAGACCAAGATCAGGAATTAATAAACCTTTATATTTTGCTAATAGGTTTTTATCAAACTCTGGTGCTTCAATGGCACAAAGACCAAGATATTATATGCCTTCAAGGTACGATGAGTTTAAATATTGGACTTCATATAGAACAGAAAACAATATTGAAAGAGGAATTGCTAAAAATATATCTAACAGTTTATACTATATTGATGATGCCGTTCCATTTGTTGTTTACAAAGAAAATGTTCCAACCAATAGAATTGTTGTTAAAATGCAAACAAATGTTGGAGACGTAAACCTTGGTCCATTTATTAATGGAACATCTTCTGTTGCAGACCCACTATTTGGAAGCACAAACAAAACAACTCCATCAAGATGGAAGGTTCAGTATTTAAAAGAAAATAGTTGGGTAGATGCATACTCATTTAAAGAAAATGATACAAGGGAGTCTGGAGATCCTATTGTAGATACAGATGGATATGTTGAACTTGAGTATGGCTTAATAATTCCAGAAGAGTATCGATCATCTTTTATCTTTGCAGAAACTTTGTCTTCAGACATATTGCTTCCAGAAACAAGCATAGAAGGATATGCATACCTTGTTATTGAAAACGAAGGTGATCGTGGAACATTTCATATCTGGGTTAACGGAGACTACGTTACTTTTACACCACAATATGGATGGCAATTAGGTTCAGAGGAAGTAGCAAATAATACTAACTTTGTAACAGATCTAACATCTCCAGACTCGTTTAATAACGAAATTGCGGGGGATGTAACTTATAGAGAATTTCAATATATTCGTGGAATTAGAATTGTTGTAGATGTTATGAATAAGTTTGACTCTACATTTGATCTAATTGAAATGTCTCCAAGACTAATTGTTGATATTTCAGATAAAGTTGTAGACTTTAAAATTACTAAAACTCTTTCTGATATTGGAGTTACGTCTTTGCCAGTTGGTCAACTATTGGCTTCTAATGGACAGATTGCACTGTTTGATGATGATCAAGCCTTTAATGATCAGAATACCTCAAGCATTGTTTCAGACTATGTAAGAAAAAATATTAAATTTAATTTTTATGAAGTGATATTAGATGTAGATGGATTTGATTACTACATTCCGATTAAAACTTTATACTCAGAAGGATTCCCACAGGCAGACATAACCGCTGGAACAGTGTCAATTGAACTAAGAGACTTTTTCTTTTTCTTAGAGTCAATGCCAGCACCAAGACTACTAACTACTCAGACATCTTTAAGTTATGCAATAACCACACTTCTTGACTATATTGGTTTTACAAACTACACCTTCAGACGTGTTACTGGAGAATCAGATCCAATTATTCCATATTTCTTTGTTGCCCCAGATCAAAATGTTGCACAAGTATTAAATCAACTAGCACTTGCTACTCAAACAGCAATGTTTTTTGATGAGTATAATAATTTTGTAGTTATGAGCAAAGATTACTTAATGCCAACAACTGCCCAAAGATCTACAGATTTTATTTTATCGGGATCTAATAATCAAACAGACACTGGAGTAATTGAAAATTCTACATCGGGTAACCTGCCAAACATTATATCAATTGCATCAAAAGACAAAAAGATTTATAATGATGGAAGAATAAATTATACAACCAGATATATTCAAAGATCTTATGGAAGTCTTAGACAGTCTAGCATGGTTGATCAAAGCAAGACTTGGATATATAAACCTTCACTTCTTTGGGAGGTATCTGGAACTGACAATACAAAAACTATTAACGAAATTGCATCTAAACAAGGGGCTTACGTACTAGGAGCAATGCCGTTAAACTCTACAATACCTGCAGTAGCACCAACTGTAGTTAATCATTTGATAACAAATAATATTGTTGATCTTGGAGAAAACATTTATTGGTTAACAAGATACAATGGATATCTCTATTCTAATGGAGAAGTTATAAAGTATGATGCAGCAGAATTTAGTGTAACTGGGGTAGGTAACGTTTGGATTAGTAGCAACCAAGAATATCAAAGGTATTTTTCATCTATACCGTTTAATGGTAAAATTTATCCAACTGGATTAATTAGAATATACTCAACTCCATATTATGAAACCGTTGACGGAATAACAAGATTACAAAATGGAGCAGTTGTTGATCATGGTCGTGGTCAATTCGGAACACCAATAACAGCACATACACCTGGAATTAATGAGTACTGGTCTAACAATGATTATGTTCGTGGATGTAATATGCAAGCGGGATATATGTTTACAACACAACTAGATGAAGATGTTACATACCCAGCAACCACTGTTGGTGCAGCAGGCGTTGACAATGTTCTTGCTAGACAAACAACTCGTAACGGCATTATTAAAAACTTTATGTCAAATAATTATTTAACAGAAACACAAGTTAATAACTTAAAAAGTACAGAGACTGGAACTATCCAATCGTCTGCACTTGTTATGAATGGTCCATCATTTAAAACTACTGACACTCCACTCAACTTTGTCTCATATGTTTATAAATCTTTAAATAATGCATATAGACATTTTGGCACAAGAGTTAGAATTGTTGGCAAGATAGAAAATAATACAAGTAGAACTCAAACACCTATAGGTAGTACAACCTACTACCAGGCTTCGGGGACACAGCCAGACCAAAACGTTAATATTGGTGGAGGATCTGGAGGCTTGGCAGTATTGCTTAATCCAGAAACAAATAACGGATACTATTTTGAAATTATTGCATTAACTGAAGATAACATTAATTCTTATTTAAAATTAAATACTAAGGGTGAGGCTGAAAAGTCTATTAATAATATTGTTTTTTATAAAGTTAAAAAAGATTCTTCTAATAACAATGCAATACCAATTAAACTTTGGGGAGGTCTTTCAAAAATTCTTGTAGACGACGGAAGATTTACTGGTCAATACAGAATGTCTGGAGAAGACAATCCAACCGTATATGATCTATCTGTTGAGTATCAAGATATTGGAAAGTTTAGAAGATTCTTTTTGTATATTAATAATAAGTTAGTCAAGGTTGTAGACGATACAGACCCACTTCCAATTTATAACAATATGGCTTTGTTTACTCGTGGATCGTCAAGAGTTATGTTTGAAAACATCTACGCTCTTTCAGAAAACTATTCTCAAAATAGCGTATTTACAGTAGGAGAAACACTGTCTGCCGCTTTGTCTGAAGGAAAGATTAGCGCTAACGAGTCATTTAGAAAATATGCAATGAGTGGAGTTATTCAGTCAACTTATCTATCTGGAATTAGTGCACAAGAACCACCAAAATATAATATGTATTTTGAAGAGTTTGGTTCAATTATGAGAATGTGCGTACTTTGATATTAAATATGACCGTGCTTATCCAGCGTTATATGCACAACTATCTCCAACCTTTAATAGAATTAAAGGATATACAACTTCTGGATTTAGAGCAGACTCATATGGAGCAGAATTTTTAATATTTAATGCTACGGATAAAGCCCTAAGTCTTGATGAAACAACAGGCAACTTCTTAAGAGTGCAAGGCATAACGTTTACACAAGATACCACACACGAACTAACCGTAGATGAATACTTTAAAAAACGTGGAAATTTGTCAGATCCAGAGTTTGTAGGTAGCACTTTAGCGTTCTCTCCTTTAGTTGAAAAGGCTAAGTATGACGAAATTAGGCAAAGCAGAATAATTTATGGCAAAAATGATTTTACTATTGATAGCATTTACATTCAAACCGATGATGATGCAAATGCTTTAATGGGATGGATTATTAATAAAATTATGCATCCTAAAAAATCTGTTGGAGTTAATATGTTTTCTATACCAACACTGCAACTTGGAGATATAGTTACTCTTAACTATAAAGATTCTACAGGGCTAGATCTTGTTGCATCTGACACAAGTAGATTTGTAGTATATAATATTGAGTATTCAAGAGATTCTGATGGACCAAACATGACAGCATATTTGAGCGAGGTGTAAAATGGGTGCTTATGATGATGGAGGAATGACAAGATCTGTTGCTGCTGCAAGGGCTGCAGGAATTCCTACACAAAGCGCATCAATTACTCCAAGTGTTGCAAAACCAGTAATAGTAACAGTTGAAAGAGGAGACACCCTTTCATCTATTGCTAAAGAAAATAAAACAACAGTTAGTGCAATTTTAGCAGCAAACCCTAAATTTACTGAGCAGGCTAAATATAAAGATGGAAATATGATTTGGGCTGGAACAACTGTAAAAATTCCACCAACAACTTCAACACCACCTAAAACCGCTACAGTTGAAACACCGACTCCAACACCGACTCCAACACCTACTCCAACACCTACTCCAGAAGAAGATACCACAACAACCACAACAGATACAACAACAACTAAAGACGAACCTCCATTAGTAACAAGCAGTACCACAGACAATACATCTTACTATAGTCCAGGTCCTGCCCCATTAACTCCAGCAGACATTACTACTGCATCTGTTGCAGCAGCCCTTCCTCCACCACCACCAGTAAAAACAGCATCTATAGATACTGTTTTATTTAATAGTGATGAGTTACCAATTGAAGTGATGACTGATCTTATATTTGAAAATATAGGTGGTCATGAGTTAATAAACATTGCTCGTAATGATATTATAAATGGTCAACAAGTATCTTATCAACCAATTAAAAATCTTTCATCAATTCAGCAACAGTATAACCCTAATAACATACTTAGCGTTCAGGCTACATCTGATAAATATTTTTCTAATTTCCCCATTAAACTTGAAAACAAAATACCAAGGCTAGGCACTGGTCCTAATGGAAAGCATATATATATTGATTCTACAAATGGCAACTTGGTAATTGAGGCTGTAAATGTTGAAGAAGATGAGCAGATTGAGATAGAAATCACGGTAAGTGGTACAATATATGAAGCGGAATTTGGAGAAATTACATCATGATAACTAATACTGGTAAGAGCATTATAGGTAAATACATGCTTGGACAGGCTCCAGCCTATGCTTCTTTTATAGCCGTTGGCTGTGGTCCTACACCTCTTGACCTTGAAGACAGCCCTGGAAATTTTGCCACAAAGGAAGCCCTTGATTTTGAAATGTTTAGAGTTCCAGTTTCTTCTAGAGGGTTTGTTAATGAAAACGGTGTTAATAAAATTGTTTTAACTGCAGAACTACCAACAGAAGAAAGATACGAGATTACAGAGGTAGGGTTATATTCAGCAGGATCCAACCCGTCTGCTGGAGCATATGACAGTAAAACAGTATTTGCTTTTACAACTGCAGAAAATTGGCAATATCATACAACCTCATCAGCAACTGCAATTCCAACATATTCCTCTCCACTTGATGATCCAAATGATGATAATGTTATTGCTATTGCAGAACCAGTCTTTCAAACAAATGCAGATAACTCTATATTTTATAAACCTGCTCGTGCATCTAGATATGAAAGATGTAGATTTTTAAATAATACAATTTTTATTCAAGGTGATGATTCAGATATTACCCTAAGCGAAAATAGTGGTCCAACACTTGATCACTTTGTTATAGAGGCTGGATCTAATCATATACATTTAACTGGAGCAAACGTTGATTTTACAAGAAACTCTCCAACAGATGAATTAAAGTTAGCATTTTCTTTAGTAAATAAAGATGGAGATTCTAACGCAATCCCAGAAACAATTAGAGTTCTTGTTGACTTTGCATCAACTGATGCTGGATCTGGAGAATATGCTAGATTTGAAGCAGAGATAAATCATGGAACATCTGGAAACCCAGATCTAGTTCAAGATTTTTCAACCAATAGGTATTTTGTAATAACAAAACAATTACAAGAACTTTATACAAGTGCTAACTTTACTTGGAATGCGGTAACTGTTGTTAAAATTTATGCATGTGTGCTTTCTGAAGACAGTGGACCATCACCAGTGCCATCATCAAATTATTATATTGCTTTAGATGCTCTTAGATTAGAAAATGTTGCTACAGTAAATCCTCTATACGGTCTAACAGGATATTCTGTAATTAAAACTGATGGTGCTGAGACAATTGTTAAATCACCAAATACAAGTAACTATATTGAGTTTAGATTTTCAATAGGTGTAACATAATGGCTAATGAAATTATAAAAAAAATTAAAATTGCACAAGATGATTTGCCAACTATAAATAGTATTACTGAAAAGTATGACGTTAGATATCGAGTTATTTCTGAAGATAAAAACAGAACTTCTCATTGGTCTCCAATTGTTACACTTGATCCGCAGTATATATATGTTCCTGGAAATATAACAATTGTTTCTTCAGGCATAACTACCGTTGCTTGGGATTCTGTTACTGTTAAAATAGGAGTTAAAGCAATTCGTCAGGCTAAAGATTATGATGTTTGGGTAAAATGGAGCAAGGCAGCAGGAAGCGGAGACTGGAATTATGTTCAAAGAATTTCTGGTAATTCTATTAATCTTGTTCATCCTTCAACATTTTATATTAATGGTGTAGATCAAGTACAAGCACCAAACAGAGTAACAATTGAAGTTTATTTAAAAGGTGAACCAATAACAAGAGATTCTTCAAATCTTTTAGTTTATAGCCCTGCAATGCATACGATCTAATGATATAATGGAGAGATAATGGCAAAAGTACCGCTACCAGAACGAGGACAACCGCTAGATGTTACATACATCTATCAGTTGGCTGACACTATTAATGATTTATCTACACAGGTTTCTTCAGCAACCTATAATTATACAACAGTAGATACAGTCAGCGCTGGAAAACAAAGTGTTAAAACTTCTGAGGCTAGACTAGTTGGTGGCTATGTTGAAGTAGCAAACAACTCAACGGTAAGCGCAGGCAATGAAAAAACATTTTCATATGATTTTCCAAGTGACTTTAAGTATCAACCAATTGCAACAGCAACGGCAGTTAATATAGGAAATACCCCTGCTGGACAAAATGTAAGCGTTATTTTAAAAACAGTGACAACATCAAGAGTAGAAGGAATTGTAAGATTTGGTGCTTCTGGAGATTTATCTCTAGCAATCAACTTAATTATTCTTGGTATACCAAACTAATTTTAGGGGCGGGAAATGGTTTTTTGCAACAGATGCAAAGGTCGTATGTTTGTTGATAGACAATACAGTACGAATGAACATATGGAAATTTTCTGTATGATGTGTGGTTCAAGAGTGTTCTTTCATCCACCATCAGAAAGTGAGCAAGGTAGATGGATACTGCAAAGGGAAAAATCCAGAGCGAACAGTACAATAACGACTCTATAATAAAAGGAAATCAAAAAGTTTGGTTTCTTAATGGAGATCTTGTAAGACTGCATCACAGTTCTCGCTCTACGGGAATGGTTACTGTCTATAATATAAATAAAGATAGAATAGAAACTTGTTTGCGCTCTGACTTTAGAAGAAATAGACAAAGAGC